CGGCTTGGGGTTCGAAGGTTGATGGTGTTGTCCGTGCCGATTGCAAGAGGGTCGCCCGTCCCGAAGGAGTTTACTTGCGGATGGTTGTTGGCAAGGTCCAGCAGGGCTTGCTTGATTTTTATCCAAGACATAGGCTTGTAGTTTCAGTATGTTTTTTTTGTGTGCGCCCATCGTTAGCAATCGTTACACGCCCCGAATTGACCGTAGGGGTAGGGGTAGTCCAAGTTGCTGATTCCCATCCTTCGGTTGCGGTCTAAGACCATCCCGGTTCGGTAGTTGGTGGCGTTCGGGTAAATCGTATCCAAAGCAGATGGAGGCGAGTTCCAAAGCGGATAGGAGTTTCGGTTTTCCATGAGGTATCGGGTAATCCGCTCGGAATACCACTCGGCATCATTCTTCACTTTATCGGTCAGCCGGGTAATCTCTTCCATGCTCATTTGGGATGACTCCTCGCTCGTTCTACGGACCATACCCTTGTTCATGTACTTGAACGCTAAGACCATTGGCAACTCGTAGTAAAGCCACTGAATCATAGCAGGCTGAATGTAGTCCTCCAGCAACGTTTGGTTGAGTGCAGACGTTGAACCGCTGACGACCTGCGTAACCAATTCCCCGTACAACGGAGAGCCAACGATTGGCTGAATCCGCATCTCTTGCACCTTGATGACCGTTGGACGGATTTGGGTGTAGGATACGTTCTCGTTGATGATGCTATTGTCCAGTAGCGTTTCTTCGCTTATGAATAGTGCCTTCATGCCTTCGTGATTTTATTGCCTTTGCGGATTACAAGTTGCTGCTCCCATACATGGCGACATTGGGGGCGATTCACTCCGCTGGGCGTGTGATACCAACCGCCTCTGCGATTCCAAACGGAGTAGCCCATAATCGCAGAAATCCCGTCGATGTCGTCCCTCGTGTAAACTTTGCCCTGCCCTGCCAAGTCAAGCATAACCTTGCAGAACTCACGGCTGGAACCTTTGTCTTTGTTGCTGAACCCTGTGGCCCATGCATACTTGTAACGTACCTCCAAGACTGGCTCGGCGACCTCCTTGACATTCTTGGGAAGGTTCTGCTCGGCTATCTTGTCCACGGCCCTGCTGATTGGGTAGCGGTCCTTGGTAATCAAGTAGGCGACCCGCTTAGCGACCTTCGCCTTGCTGACCCCGAACTCCTTGGCCATTTCTTCAACGCTTGCGTCCCGATTCTTCTTGCGGTAAGCCTCAATCTTCTTGTCAAGTTCAACCTCTTCTTCGCCCAGTTCGGCAAAGGCCAAGCGGATGTTTTCGTCGATGTTGGTGTCAAAACGCATCGGCTTTGAGTGCATAACATGGTAATCGTCGGCATGGCATCCAAACTTGCTTGCAACCACTTCCAAGACTTTGAATTCTTCATCGCCCCATCCGTAGTCCTCGTCTTCATCTTGGCCCCATTGAGGTTCGCTGAACTCTTGGGACTGAACGCCCAGCATCGTGTCAATCTCTTGGGATGATAGACCGAACCCTGCTGATAGCATTGTCCGTGCCATTTCAAGAGTGATTTTCTCTTGCATGTACTGCCTGACGATTCGCATCAGGTTTTGGTACTCACGGCCCGATAGTTTCTTGATGTTCTCGTTTGATGCCAAGCCTTGCGGTGCAGTAGGTTCAGGGCTGACCTCTACGGCTGCCGTTTCCCCAGCAAGGCCCGAACCCTCTGCCTTTGGAGGCAAGGACACCAAGGCCCTAATTTCGTTGGCTGACATGGATTCCAAGACCTTGTTGGCAACCAACGGAGAGAGTGAATTGATAGCCGTGATAACGTCTTGGACGCTTGATTCGGTCTTGATTTCAATAGGTGGCAAGCCTGCTTTCTCACGCAGTTCTGCTGGGGTCATGGCTTTAAGGAGTGCTTCTTCGCTCAACTGCTCCGTGATGGGGTTGGTAGGAATCAACTCCATGCCTTCCACACCGTTGAAAGACCCCAAGTAGTTTATCATTCTTTCCACCTTCTGCACCCGGTCGTTGACGTAGGTGGCTTTGAATAGTTCGTAGGCTTCGACCAATTCGTTGCGTCCACCCAATTGGCCTTCGGTCTTGACTCCGAAAAGCATGGGGTTGGTTACACGGTGTGCGATGAATATCTCTTGCTGGATGGCCTTGTTCAAAATCTCGAACTGCTTGTCCATGTCGCTCGGTGTGAGCGGTTCCAAAGTCGGGGCCTTGGCTGCATCGTCGTTGAACGTAACCACAAAGCGACCAGCGTTGTCGGTTCCTGAAAACTTGCGCTTGATTTGCCTTTCGATGTCGCCCTGTTCTTCGGGGGTCGGGATTCCGTTGTTGAAGTTAATCAAGTAACCGCCCCAAAAGTTGTTGCGGAGGTTGTTGTTGTGGAAGTTGGCGACCTGCACGTCTGCCTCAATCCAAGCGTTCCCTCCGATGTATTCGGGGAGAGGATAGTGCTTAACGCCTGCTGCATAGACCCTGTAATAAAACAACTGCTTTCCGAGGCGATTCTCCGGGTCGAATGCAGGGATTTTCTCGATGTCCCCGACCTTGGGGAACAACTGCATCATGTCGTCGTTGTACCAGTCAGCAACTTGGAACATCTTCTCCTCCTTGTCAACACGGATTTTCTCAAACGGGACGTGTTCCATCTTGGCGATGGTCCCAAGTTTCGACCAAGTAACCGCAACCGCAAATCCGTTGAATAACTCCAAGTCCAAGACCAGTTTCTCGGTGATATCGTTGAGGTCCTCCGTGCTGGAAAGTCCATCGAAGAACTTGATGAAGCGGGCCTCTTGTTCAACGGTCAGGTTGTCGCCTGCCTGCCAGCCACCGCCCATGATGTAGTTCACCTTTCCGTTGACGATAGCATTGTGTTTTGACGACCTGCGATAGTTGTCCAGCAGGTAGTAGGGGTATTCGTTCGCAAAGCCGTAGGTGATGTACTTGCCGGAGCGATTTTCCAACATCACGGGGACCTTATGCTCTATCCCCAACCATTGGGTGAAGTGCTGCGTTGACTTGCTCATAGCGTATGAACTGTGAATGAAAGGGCTGAAATCGTGATACTTAAGCCACTATCAACTGCGTAGATATAGATAGTGAACTCATCGTTGACCGCACCTGTAACGTAGGCCTCGGTGTAAATCGCATGGCCGTTGCTATGACTCGTCGTGATGTCAGTCATTGACTGGTCAATCGGTGTGCCGTTCTTAGCGATATAGACCTTGATTTGCGTGTTGTTGTTCTGCGCCAATACCATGGATGCAGCGATGCGAAGGGTTGCCCCTGTTGTGCCTGTGTAGGTCAGCGATGTTGTGGTCCTTGAAAAGTTGTATGTTGACAAAACGCCTGATTTCATCGCACTTGTCAACTTGACCCTTTGACCCTGCGTTGGGGTGAAAGCCGTGTCGGTGTCAAGGTAAAGGTTCGCAAAGCCCCGCTCTCGGTCAAGCGTTGCGGTGTCTGCAAGGTCGTCGAATAGACCGCCTACACGGGATGCGGTGTTCGCCCCGGCAGCGGTTTCGTTGGTAATGGTTAAGGCACTCGCTTGGAGTTGGCTTCGTGTTTGTACGCTCATTATGCGAAAGTTGAGTCAAAGGTTGAGTCGAATATGCCCCCGGCATAGACGTTGTAAGTGATTGAATTGGCGTAGGTGTTGAAGCCTATTGCTTCGGTTTGTATAAATGCCAAGCCCGTTTCAACGACCGCCAAAGCAGCGGCAACCGTGCTATTGGTATCGTAAACTTCGTAACGATACGAGCCTGTTTCAAGCGACCCCACGGCAAGCGAAAATTGGTCATAGCGGTTGGTATAGTTGGAAAGGTTTGCGGATTTCAGCAGGGTGAAATCGGTCGTGGTGTTCTTGGCAATGCTCGTAAGGCGCAGGATGTACCTGCTCCCCGTGCTGGCTCGCTCGGTCCAAGTAACCGTTATCGTGTTGGTCGTGTCAGGGTTCAGGTAAAGCATCTGCTTGTAAATGTGCGATGCCCCCGAATTTCACAATTTGCGCCCAATCTGCCTGTACAACTCGGCCCGCTTCTTGGCGGTTTCGGCCA